TTAAATCATTTGTAGGATCTGCTCCATATCCGCCTGGAGGGCCAATTACTGGTCTAAGCGTTCCTGCTGTAGATGAACCACTTGTGGTTAAAGTAATCTTAGCGTGGGTATATCCTGTGCCAATGTTAGTCATTGTAATACTATTAATAGCTCCACCAGATACTGTACATGTTGCTGTAGCACTTGAACCATCACCTGTAATAGTGATTGTTGGTGCAGCTGTATATCCAACACCTGCAGTAGTTATCTTAAGGTTATATATAGCCCCATCGATTGCATTACCTTGTACAGCCCATTGTGCTGTTAGTCCAGCATCAGCACCAACTGATGGCTGTTCATATAATTTTCTGCAAGGCATAAATGATGCTGTTAAAAATTTAGTTACATCAGTTGCTGGGACTGTATACATATATTTCCATATATAACCATCATTAGTAGATACACTACCAATAACACCTGATGTTTGAACACCTATAGTGTCTGGGTTATATGTACTTGCGCCTGCACCGGCTCTCAAACACATATATACGTTATTATTATCTGATATAACAAAATATGTTTTGCCTTCTATGTTTGTATCTTGATCGTCATATTCTATATATGTAGTACCAGAAACCCATAGGTTTCTTTTTGTACAATGAATAATGTCTGCAGCATCAACTCTCTTCATGGCGAACATGTTTTCCCATAAAGTATTGTTTGCGTAGTCATTTTCATATGGGGTGTCCGGAGATGCATCATCCGTCCATGCATTTGGCCGTCCCAAAGCCATATAGAATTGATTATCACTTAGACTCTCAACGAATTTATTCGTTGAATCTAGTCTGAATTTGCTTGTGATTATTGCTGCCATTTTATTTCCTCTTTTATGTTATGGAGTATGTTGAACGAGTGAACTCGCTCCACCCAATCCGAATTGTAAACCTATATTGTTATTTATACTATCTTGCACTGTATATCGAGAAAAATCACTATTTGGACCTAAATATCTGAACTTCATATTGTCCCAATGGTTCCACATACCTATTTTCTTAAATTCTGAACTACCATTTGCAAAATGGGTATACGATTTCTCTAATATGTGACTATTAAAACTTACTGGTCCAACTTGATGTGCACCTAAAGTTAACTGTATCTTACCAACAAATGGTAACCAACCATATTGCGCTTGTGTATTTCCTTGGTCTAATGCTGTAATATAAATCAATATCTCCCCAAAGAATTTAAATCCTGCGGGGTGAACTAATCTTGTAAATGCATTTTTCCAATCAGCTACATTCTTACCAGTTTTTAATACATATGAAAATTGCTGATAGTAATAAGAGTCTTGTAAAAACTTTTTATCTGATAAGAATCCATCATTTGTAGTAAATAATCCTTTAGCATATGTCGTTACAACATCAGCATTTGATAATGCACTTGTAAATGTTAATCTATGTTTAGTTGTACCTGAATCTGAATATACTTCCTCAACATAATCTGTGGTTGGTGTTTGATATGTGTCATTTACAAATACAACGTCATCATCAAAAATAGCTGCTTGAGCTGCATCATTATTTCCATCAATTACAGTAGGTGTGCCACTAATTGTAAATATATGATTAGGAGTAAATGTAGTTCTATTAGCTTTAATAGCCGTTTCTTGATTTGTCCAAGTTCCATCAGATGGATTAAGTAAATCATTAAATGGAAAATATGTCTCTACATCATCATTATATATCATTCTAAAGAATGACTTAATAGATTCAGGTGTACCTCTACTTCTATAAAATTCAACAAGTCTCTTATAGAACATTCTTGGGTTTGTAGCAAAATCTCTTGGTACTGCGACACCAATTTCATTTTGGAGTTCTGTTAATAGCTCTTCTTCTACATGGTCAATATCTCTTTGGATATCAATTGAGTTAAGATAGAATCCTGATTTATTTTGACGCTCTAAATATAATGCATATGTCTTAAGAAATACAACTAAATCAGGATATGAACCCTCTATATGGTCTGGTACTAATTCATCGATATATGATGATATATTATATTTGCCAATTGTTGCCATTAGTTACTCACTGTTGTATAGTCAATACCAGCAGTAGTACCACCAGTAGCCATAGTATCTATCTCTCCTGTTATCGTTGCGGTTGATGTATTAATTGTTAATAATTCATTTCTTGTAGGTGATATATCAGACGATGCTGGTTTAACCGTAACATCGATTGTAGTAGAACCTATAGGTAATGCAGTTGGTTGGAATGCGTTAAGAGTAATTGTTCCAGCCTCTTCATTCACATCACCAACGTTAGTAGCTAATACTAAATCACCTGAATCAACAATTTGAATAATTCGTGTATCACTTGAACTATCATAAAAATCTTTAAGCTTAGCATCAACCCCAGCATATGTAAAATTAGTTGATTCTACATAAGCACCAGTAGATGATGTAGTAGCATCTAAGTCAGACAATGCTTGATTAAATTTAAGCGTATATTTAGTTGCTGTACCAAGCACTGGTATAATCTTTTTAGTCATCTTAATACGAGTAATATTAGATAGGATAGCAATGTTAGTATCGTCAATCTTTTTAAGAACATTTGAGTCTCTATATACTCCACCAAAACTCTTTAATGTATCATCGTTATATGTCACAAGTGTATTCCTTATTGAGGTTGACAAACCAGACGCTGTTACTGTAGCAAGGTTAGGATTAAATTTAAAGTAAACTTCAAGGTCGATATAGGTGTATTCTGGGTCGACAAGAACCGGAGTGATACTTACAACGTTTTTTGGCTTTAAAATACTTGTTTTTATAGTAATTTTTTGGTCCTCGGTGAGTGTTTCAGCTGATAATGGCTTAATGGAGATATACACTTTGCCATAATCTGGCACATCATGATCTTCTCCACCCCATACTGCAACAGCTTCAACATCGGCAAATTCATTTTTAATAATGGCTTTATAATCATCTGGTGTTACAGCCCTATTTTGTGATACGTGCGCAAGAGGAGCATTAAATTTAATAGCTTCTTTAGTTTCCCTTGCAGCTCCACCAGTAGCTTTAGTTACTAATGTTATTGTCTCATCACTATTACTATTTAATGAATCAGTCATAGTAAATACTGTAGCTCCATTCACATCTGCGCCTGATGGAATTGTAGAGTATTCTATTTTAATTGTATTACCATTACCTGGTCTTTTACCTACAATATTATCACCAAATTTAATTTCGTAAAAAGAATCTCTTCCTTCTTCTAAAAAGTATACTTCACTCGCACCATCAAGATTAACAACATTCGAATTAATAGAATATACTTTAGATGCAGATGTAGATTGAGAATCTGTCACAGTAACTTTAATTGATTTGGTATTTACGTTTTGAGAAGGAATTAAGTATGTCTCAAAAGCATTATTTTGATATGTGTATGACATTTCTGATAATACACCTTGTTCAATTCCAACATTTTCAAATAACCAACCATCTGTTGCGTTAAAGTTAATTGTTTGAGTAACTGAACTAAACATTGGGTATGTTACACCATCAATAGTTGTTTGGAATTTTGTACCTCTTGCCATACTTAAAGGTAGTGATATATTACTTCCATCATGATTCCATAAAGGAGTTGCAGTAGTATCATAATTCATTTTCATATTGATTACAGCTGTTGATGGAGCAATAGACCTTGGTGTATAACCTAATAGTTTAGCGTGGGATACCACTGAACTTCGTAATTGAGAAGTGTCAATAAATGTTTCATTTAATGCAAAGTTTGCATTCATTGAATTAACGTGTGTTACATAACTTAATACATCAATAATGGTTGCCATTGCTGAGCCATCATAATTATAGTCATTGAAAGTAGTGTCTGTTGCCTTCATATATGCGACTAGATTTGCTTTTATTTGGTCAAAGTCTAGTTCACTTGCTGAAATTCTGCGTTCTATTGCCATTATCGTAATCTCTCTATTGTGGTAGAGATATCTAATATTTCATTACTTGATTTAACTCTACCGGTTATTGTTATGTTTACTTCATTTTCATTAGGTTTTGCTTGAATATTTGTATTAAGCACTTCTAATCTTGGTTCCCAATTACGTAAAGCAAGATTAATAGAAGTAGACATATTTGCTGCTGTTATATTTGACATATTCTCAAATAAATACTGTCTAAGATTTGCACCAAAGTTATAATTAAATGGACGCTCACCATGATTTGTACGAAGTATATTAAGGCAACTTTGTATAACTGCTGCATTATCCTTCTTTATTCCAACGTCATTGGTATTAGGATTTTGCTTAAAAGAAAAATCTAAATCTTTGTACGTTTCTTGTCTTGCGATTGTTGCCATATATCTTATTTATACCTGTTATCAGTTAGGACCGGAAGTATTTCCAGCACTTGAGCCACCTGAAATAGTGTGTGTATGTGTGTCTAATACTAAGCTGCCATCCGTAGTAGTTGTACCTTGCGTAACAATATTACCAGTTACTTCAACGTTACCATCTAAATTTATAGTTGTTGACTTCAATGTCATATCAGCCGTACTTTCAATATTGGTTGTACCAGTTGACATCACTTTAAGAAGGCCTGCAGTGTTTATATCAATTTGACTTGAATCACCTATAGTGTTTATATCAATAATGCTCTCATCACCTGTAGCATCTATAACAATATTACCTACTACATCCATATCAACATTACCAGCCACATCAATATCTGCATTTTTTCTAATGTCTAATTTAGCATTTTGGAATGCTATTACATCAACCTCGCCACCAACAATAGCATTTAAACCACCTTCAGTGTGTAATTCAATATTACCGAATGAAGCTGTATATGATGTTTTATCTGGATATGTCCATTTCCCATCAACCAATTTAACATTGTCTCTATCATAGTCATCAAAAGTAGCTAATGCAGAGGCATACGGTGCTTGTGCTTCAGCTGATAATTCTCTAACTTTCCTTGCATTCTTATGTGTCAAAGTAAATGTATTGGTTTTTACAGGAGGGAACCATTGTTCAATAGCTTTATTTCTAGTATAACCACCTAATATTACACTATGCACAGCAACACCATTAGCATCATATACAACATGTTCTGGGTCACTGCTCCCTACGTCAATATCAATATTACCCCTTACTTCGCCATCAATGTCACCCTTAACAAGTAAGTCTACATTGCCATCAACTGTTGTATATGCATTACCATTCACTACAGTAGTCATATCCTTACCTACTTGAGCAGTTAAGTTTTTAGATACTGCTACATTAGCATTACCACTTACAATAATTTTAACATTTCCTCTAACTTCAAGTGTATCATGACCTACTACTAATTGGTAGTTATCCCTTACAATCTTGTCAATTTTTGTACCGTCAGGTTGTATCTCATATTGAGTACCTGACATATGTCTTTCTCTTATACGTTCAGCTCCAGGAGTGTCATCATACTCTTTAACGTGACCACTCTCTGTTTCATATACATTATTATATGGATAAACTGGAGCATATGCACTAGGTGGTTCATATGTACCTTTAGGGTCATTTGCAGTTGGATCAGCTTCAGCTCTTACTCGTGCATTATTATCTGGTTCATTTGTTGTCTCAGCTACTGAACCACCAA